TGAAGATTCTCTGGACAATAACTACATTCAAAGTTACACGTATTGCCCATACACCAGTTAACTACAAACCATTCTTCATGTACAGGGTTGCTGTGTACTAACTTAATATAATTATGTTCCATTACCATCCTTCTATTTTTCTAATAACGTCCATCTCTTTAACTAATGGTCCGAGATTATATTTATCGGAGCTATAGTGACGCTTGAAGAACTTGCTTTGTCCTCCATCAAAATGATGCATAGGTAGTCCTAATTTGTCATACAGTGCGGCTCCAATCAATGCTGATTCACGATCTGGATCTCGGTTCTCATGTTCTTCCCATAGTACTGTATAATTATCAAACCATTGTACGTTAATCGGATCCCACTCAGTAAGCATAGTCATATATGTTCCAAGTCGTGCACCATATATAGCCCATTCACCGTTCTCTACATCACGACCAATGTTGTGCCAAATAGTTAAGTTGTTTAAGTTTCGTGATGCAACAGTTTCTTTTAATGCATCAACTGTAGGTTTTGATCCACGATCAAGTACCATCTTTACGCCTTCACGAAAGCCTGCGCGCCAAGCTTGAAAGGGTGTATGGTTAGGATATGTAGTGCTATAGCAATCATACATAGCCCAATAGATATTATCTTTACTATCTAAACAAAAATCAGCAATACGTGATACGTCACCTTCTTTTTGATTTTCATGAGTTTTCATATTCATTACATAATCTTTAGTCCATGAACTCATACCGCCATTACCATAACGCAATCCATTAATGTTGTTAATTGCTTTCCAACGATATTGTGCTACTTTGTAGATTGGATCTTTATCAGTAAAGTCTAATTGCATATTGAAGAAACTTTCTTCAGGCATATTGTCCCCGTCAATTAGAATAAAACGTTCAGTATCACTAGCAAGGGCGGCTGCTTTGTGTGCCGCATCACTTCCTTTAACTCCGTCTACTCGTTTAGCCCAAGGTACCATATTCTTAATCTTAAGCCAAAATTCTTCTTTCTGAGGTTCATCATAACTTAAATAGATGCAATCTAAATCTGCTACATCTATAATATCATTAGAGTTCATATGTTGTTAATTTCCATTTTTGTTTTTTATCAGTATATGTGCTATCAATTACTAAACTTACATCTTCGGGATGACAATCTATACCTTCACTATCATTTGGCATTAATTTATGCACAACTGCATTGGATGCAACTGTAGATATCTTATGGTCAATAACTCTAATATCAGGTCGTGCGGCTGCAAATGTAATTGCATCAATAACTATATAATTCCCTACACCGGTTTTGTCTCCGCTATATGATAATACATTACCGTTATCATCATAATATAGTCTAAATTCCGGTGGCTTTAATTTAGGTTGTTCCCATAATATAACGTAATCTTTTTCATTATCTTCGGCGGTCATTTCATACTTTCTAATATTTTATCACTAAAATTTTTTATATGATAGTGAAATGGATATTGTTGCGGGATAGTTTGAATTCTAATCTGATTAGGTAAACATTCATATATAAAAGTATCAGTCCAGTTTTCTGTTGGTGTACCATTAATATATTGTTTCATATGAATCATTGACATTTCTGTGAAGGATGGAATCATCGTTTTTTCTACACCTATGATGTGGCATGCTATAGCATATACCCAATCGGTAGTAGCTACTTCTTCAGGATTACATTTTAATATATTTTTATATTCATCCCAATTTTCAAACACATTTCTTACTATATCAAAAAACTGTTTTGCAGTATTTGATTTCTTAAAATATGTTATAGCATTATACGCATCAGGTAAGTTGTTATCATCAATAAATCTACGATATAATCTAATATCAGATATTTCTTGTTTATAATTTCTAATAGAACTTGATACTACTACGTCTTGTGTGGATAAAACATCCCACCAGTGCTCAATGTTACGTGGAATGTACATATCTGCTTCTAACTTAATTGTTTCATCATACGGGCTTGCTTCATATACTTGCCAATCATTGATTAATTTCCAATTTTCTTTTGGAGCTAAATCACCATATGGTAACATATCAGTAGTAATTATAGTGACACTGGCATTGGGCATAACACGCTTTATACTTTTTTCTAATGTTTCAGCGCATTTAGTATAACTTGTTGTAGCAGTATCCTGTGCCATTATTACAAATCCTCTAGTCATGCTATTAACTCCATAAAGTTTTCTTTATTCATAACATGAAAGTCAGTATCTTTAATAGTATTGTATTCTTTACGAATTTTGCCACGTTGCCAATTGTCAAACATAACAGTATATTCCGTATTGAACTCATCGTCATTATTTCTGTGTACGCTAGTATTTTTACCTACATGAACTAAATTCCAGGGTATTATATCTTCAATTGGCATAATATGTCCATTTGCAATTCGTGTAGCTAACGTTAATGCATAGTCATTTCTAAAAGTAACTGAAATGAATCCATGTATATTAGCATAATGTTCAAAATTATTTTGAATTAATTTTAAACAGTCGAATATTTGTTCTGCACGTTTGGTTCTTTTAAAATTAACTACTGTTGCCCATAGTGTGTTAAAACTATATACGCTTAACATTTCTTGAGGAACACCGGGATGCATCAAAAAGCTGGTAGTATCGTGACAACAAAAATCAGTAGGTAAGTCAAATGTTTTTAATAATTTATTTGAGTTTACCATATAGTCTGTGTCTAACAATAATGTTTCATCATATGGACTTAGTTCAAATGCTTGATATCTTCCCTTATTAATCCACACTCCCCAATCACGCCTGTTACTTTTATCAGGAGTTATTGTTATAGTATTATCAAAGGTGTAATCAATATTATTAGGAATAGAATTATCATCTGTTATAACAGTAACAGGTAAATCTAAAAAATGATTAATACGTTTAGCGGTAGCAACTGCCATTTCATAGTAGTTGTACTTAGGTGAATTAAACGCAAATAATAATGCGCCTTTGCTCATCTTTTTCCTTCAAGTTCTTTCCATTCTTTGTACCATTCAAGCATTACTGTGTTATATGTATCTTTTAATATAGTCAGTAATTTTTCACGGTCAACTTGTACTGGGTTGTCAAATGTATCTATTAGAATGACAAAATTATCACTACTCATTGAATTTAAAAAAGAAATGGTTTGTTGATTTGCACGCCAAAGGCCACCTTGTTCAGCAATAATTAATTTACTGTCGTATTTGTCTTTTAGATATGCTTTGGCTGAGTTGTGCGAGAAGCGGGCTTTGGCTTCTGCTATTAATGTCGTTGTATCCATATAGGCTCCTACGAGTATTTAGATGGATACGACGATGACGTTAAAAAATTATGAACCTGATGCGGATCCTGCAACAGTGATTGTACCCCAACTATTAGCCAAATATGTTGTTTCCGGGGCTTGTGCTGTAACAGTTACAGTAGATCCTGTACCTACAGTAAGTCCATCTGGAACTTCATCCCAAATTGTATATAATGTTACGACACTACCTGTATCACCATTTGAGCCTTGTGTACCATTTGATTTAGCAACAACACGAATAAACGTACTTAGATAACCTGTCGGACCAGTTGATGCAGTTTGAGTAAACACATTAGCATTACTTGTAGTCATTGCATAATATCCAGAATTAGTACTGATTGTTGGTGTTGAACCGCCTCCACCAATTTTAGTAATACCATTAAATGATGTACCTGAAATTGTTACTGCTCCTGATGTTGGAGCTGACATAACAACTGTTCCAACATTGCTTGTTAAATTATTGAATAATAAATTAATACCCGCTGTGCTATTAGCATGTGAGCATGTTAATTTTAGTTGTCCACCTGAATTAAAGAAATATCTTGCGGCATCACCATTAGCAAATGTAACAGTATGTGTAAATGTCAATGCGGCAGCCCATGTACTACCATAAGCAATAGTGTTAGCGGTTGTACTACCTTGTGTGGCTGCATTTCCTCTACTAGCATAAATTGATGTTAAATTACTAGGTATAGCAGATAGATATGTGACTGTGCCTCCGACTACCGGTGCAGTAACGCTAGTAATACTAGTACCCTGATGTGATGCGGAATTTGATGTTTTATTAACAAGGTTTGCCCAACTAGTTGCCGCAACAGTATCTGCCACTGCTACATTTGCTTCTGCCGTTTGACCATAACCGGCAGCGGCGCCGCCAGTAGCCCATACTGCATTAAGAGTATTAGTTGTTGTTGTCGGGTTACCACCTACAAGTGTATTGTAGTCAGATGCAGATATTAATCCATTTGATGCGTAAGTCATTTATTATCCTTTAATTGAAACAAATGCTTCTATCGTTCCAACATCATCAGTAGTTTTATTAGCTAATGCACGACCAATTGTGTTAAATGATGTAGCTTCGCCTGTATTGGCTGCACGTGCAATACCATTGCCTGCACTTACCAAACGTTGTCCTTTACGAACTTTGCCAGTAACTTTAACTTGTACACGACCACCTACAGCTACTGCTGGGTGAGTAGTGTCATCTCCTGCAGTTGCATTCATCAGATAAGCCGCTGTATTTGATACAACACCAAATACATCTTCACTTAATTCATTTACTACTGCTGTAATTTCAGCATCTCCACCAAGCTCAACAACTGTACCTGCATCATAATATGCATCTGATTCAAATCGTTCTGCCAAGTCAGCGTATGTAGCGTTTAATCTAGCACTTGCACCCAATGTCCAAATACCAAAAATTGTACCACCACCTGCAATATTACTTGTTGTAATCTTTGTAGGGGCAATATTTCCTGTAAACTGTGCTATTGAATTAGACCCTGTCAAATAGTCAAATACATTACCGTTGTTGTATGATCCTGATGGATTAAAGTTTGCACCGTTAGCGTAATAGTAATTGTCTGTTTTAATACCATTAACTGCATTAATGACACCGCCTGTTACTATAAATGCATTTGATGTTCCACCTGAACCACCTGACAATGTCCAAGTACCAGTAATTGCCCCAGTTGTTCCTGCAGCTCCGGTTGTTACATTTGCTGTGTTTACTGTTATAATATTGCCAGTTGTAATGAAAGCATTTGCAATAGTAGCATTAGCAGTAACAGTTGCTAGACGAACTGTAATTGTATCTCCATTAATGGCATTTTGAATATTTGCATTATTTGCTTGTAAGTTACCAGTTATAATTACTGAACCAAATGTTGTATTTCCTGATCCACCTGATTGTGCTAATGTTAACCATGCATTTGCATTAGTAGTATTATCTGCTGGACAAACTAATAATGTACTAGTGTTAGTATTAAACCACAACTGTCCCCTAATAGGGTTAGAAGGAGGAGAAGAATCTGCAAAGTTTTCTAGCTGATGGACAAAGTTAGTATCAAGTGACTGACCATATCCTGCATAGTTTCTGCCCGGTAGGCCCAATGCTGTACTTGTTGTATTGATAGTACCGTCAGCAATGGTAGTTAGTACTGTTCCATCACTTTTTACAATCGTATATGCCATATTAAATTACCCCAATATTCTGTTATTTATCTTAAATTGTCACTAAATTTGTCAGACTTTGAATTCTGACTGTATAATCTATTTGAATTTGTCTATTCAAACTCTTTTGAACTGGGTGAAAAATCACGTGAGTTAAAAGGCGTGTCAGCACATTTCCGTTACTATCTGTACCGTAATTTGCTAATAGACCTAATTCATCAAAAATATATGCTGAATCGGTTTGTGTACTGTTATCAAATGCATTTTGTCCTGCAGGCTCACCGTAATCTAACAAGCATTGAACCAAAATGTCAGTATAAACACGACCGGTAGTGTGTGAAACTGTCATTTTGTTACGTGTGGGATCTAAGTTGAAAACACTAGTATCGTCAACAATCTTAGCATATGTTTGATTATATAGAGCCGCATTTTGACCAGTAGTATTTGGGGGTAGATATGTGATTACACCTGTTTCATCTACGCTTGCACCACCGTTCCCAAATGCCATCTGATATATTTCCCCATACCCTCGACTACTAAGAGTATCAGCAATAGCTTCACTCATGTTTTCATAGTTGATAGCATTATGCTTATCTACTAAAACTTCTCCGCTATTAGGGTCATAAATCTTTAAAAACCCCTCTACTTTATATGATAGTGTTATTACTGACATTAGTTATCGCCCCGTTTTTGAACCAATACTTCTTTTGTATTTGGATCGGTTATTTTTACATGAGATGAAAAGTAAAACCCTCCATGTTCGTCAGGTTTAGGACCATATTCCTGTACAGGTTTAGTCTTATTTTCTTCTGTATTATTATTCATATATTTATTTATCATTTAAGATACGTCTGTATTTAAGAAAATTGCAGGATCTGTATCACTAATTTGTAATGGATCTCCGTCTACTACATTATAAACATAGCTATTCCATGTTTGTGTATAGTCTGTCGGAGGCTGTAAATTATTGGACAATATTCCAAATACCTCAGAATATAGTGGAATATACGTCTGTACACCTGTTCCATTAGTTCCTCGTTGTAATCCAGATAAAGTATTAGCAGACAAATCAACTGTAGTAAATTTGATTTGTTCACCGTTAATATATACCAAATTGCCCTCAATTGTAGTAATTATTAAATTGTCCCCTGCTGTAATTACAGGAGTTGTAGGATTAGATATGGCCAATGTTGGCGCAATATCTTGTATTACAACAGTATAATTTGCAGGATCTATATAACTACTTGTTGTTTCATTATACACTATCACTTGAGAAATGATATTTTTATCAGCATTCAATCCAATATAATATAAACCGTCGATAGACGGACTAGGTGCCGTCGTATCTTGTACAATTGTGTCCGTTATTTTAGTAACATCTGAAACATAAATTGTTACATCAGTATCATATAACGGCGCAACTAACCATGTTCTAGTATTGGTATTTGCTCTGAATACAGAAGGAGTATTACTCTTATTAACATTTTGTAAATATACCTGTTGATTTGGAGTAGCACTTGGCATCATACTTGTAATAGTTATACTATCCGTAATTGGATCGATTGGCGCAAGAATACTTAAATTATTATTAGCATTTAAATACAATAAACTTGATGGTACACGATAACCATTAATTGTTACCCATAATCTATCAACATTATCTTGTTCCCAATCACTATCTACTGTAAATGTTTCATCTAACCAAATATATCCGCCACCGGTATATGATGATACTGAAATAACAGGATCAAGCAATGTGTCATCATAATACAAATCTAATACAGTAGTGCTTATAACATCAACGTAATATGTATTGTTGTTTAATTGTATTGATCCTAAAACACCGTCTATTCTTACAAGATCACCTGTAGTTAATCCATGTACAGTTGCAGTAGTAACTTGTACTGGTGTAGTAGCATTATTAATATAACTAATTGCAGATACGGTTGCCCCTGTTAAATCATATTGTGTGTTGAAATACTGACGGTCTGTTAAATTATAACTAGTTACCGAAATAATATCACCGTTACTTGGTGCTGTTCCAAATACAATTGTGTCCGGTCCAAATGATATAGTATAGGTAGATGTATCTACTCGCAATCCGTTAATTACTACTACTGCATTTAACGGATTATCACCACCTACATAATTGTCTAATACAAATGTATTTGTTGTGCCGTCTCCTTCAAATAACTGTGTTTCAGGAATAGTATAACCATATTGAATTGGATATGTTTCTCCAAACACTGTATAAGTTAAATAATCGGTTGTTTCATCATATTGTGCCGCAAAAATCATTTTTGCTGAAATGCCATTATCCGCTATACCAAATGCATAATCATTAGCAATTGCTATTGCACCACCTACTGCATCACCTAATGTTAAAACTGATCCTCCTGGGGTCGTGCTGATGGTAAATTCATTTATATCAACAATTGTTTTAATATAATATACTGTTTGAGGTGTAATATCATTACCAAACATAGTATCACTAAACACAATTGGTTCATTGACTGCCATGCCATTAGTAGTATTACATACAATAGTGTTTGTGCCACTATTAGTTTGTGTTACACGATTAGTATGTCCTAATATAAGTTTAGTACCATTATGATACACTATAGGATCCGACCATATTGCGCCACTACCGGTTTGTATAATGATATCCATTAATCCAGTGTCAGTGGTTAATTGGAATGCAGGACCTGCCACACCAAGTACAATACTATCAGATATAGTAATTTTCTTTGTTATAGTACTTATGGTTTTAACATAATAATGAGTTCCAGCAACAATATTACCAAACACATCACCTTCAAATATTATTTGGTCATTTAGTGTGAAGTTACTAACATCATCACATAATATTGTATCAGATATGCTTTCCGTCTCAGTTACTATAACATTAATAGGTTCTGTTCCTGGTCTAATTACACCAGAACCACTAGTTATAGTATCAGAATAATTACAATTTAAATAAATCTCATTGAAGCCAGTTACATCATTATTTCTGATAGGATCAGTTTGTGAATTAGATTTTTCCAATTGATCACCGTTACCTACTTCGTATATGTATATGTTTACAGAATCGCTAGCTGGCAATATTGATGCCAATGTAATTGTTTTATTAATCCAATCAACTGTATATTCTGGTGTTATACTATCAATATTAGGTCCAATCAATAACGTACCCAAATTAGTAGTTCCATTTATTTGATATACTGCTATTTGTGCTGGAGTTTGAGCAAATCCATCAAAACTAAACGTTACTTGCGATCCTACAGGAGCAATTTCATAACTAACTACATTATAACCCACGTGTGCATATACGTCAGCATCCCAGTTTGTGCCAGGACGTGTGGTTACGATCATTGTTAAATTATCAGATACTACACCTGGCACCAGTTCTTCTGGGCCGTAACCTGCTGTAAATGCATCACCTTGCACATCATATACTGTAGGATCTGTGATAAAGATATTACTACTAGTCCAAGTTGTACCGTCAGTACTCTTAAGTATAATATTATTATTACCGGTTATTATAAATTCACCGTCATCATCATTCCAAATTACACTGTTTAGATTTTGACTAGTACCTGATGTTCTTACATTCCAGGTGCTGCCGTCCGTTGTTGCAATAAAACCTGTTTCACCTACAACAACAAATAATCCAAGACTAGTTGAATACACTACGTCTCTTAAGTTAGCAGAACCGGTGCTGATATCAGACCAGTTACTACCGTTAATACTTGTAAAGATTGTTCCATTATTACCTATTACAACAATGGTGTTGTTACCACTAGATACACCGTATAATGTTTCTGCTGACGCAGATGGTGTTATGTTTGTCCAAGTTATTCCATCTAAACTCTTTAATATAACACTTTGCGATGCAGTAGGAATAACTGTATAATCAGGACCTGTACCTACAGCAATAAAGCCATCAAAATTGTTAATAGATATAGCAGATATTCCATATAATTCTACACTAGTAAAATTGTATCGCTGAACCCAGTCATATGCATTAGCACTTGATACAATCACATCACCAACTGCAACGTATATCCCATTAAAATATGCAATACTATTTAAACTAGTGTTTTGTATATTAACAGTACCGGTTGTTAATCCAGTAGTAGTCCAAACGATAGCATCATTACTTACAAAGATAGGAGTTGCTTGATTTTGACTGGTCATTACATATTTTGAATCAGCATATACAATGTCAGTTAATGCTAATGGTTGATTTGCTAATTTATTAGATAACCATGTAACTCCATTAATACTACTAGTTATATCAGAGTATGTTGGTGTATTTGCAGGTGCAAAATAATTTACACCATTCCATACTATTGAGGTAGTATTTAGTTGTATAGGACTAAACGGAGTATCTTGCAAATCTGTATCTAAAGTAAACGTATCAGCTGGAGCAAATGCATTACCCAAATATGTACTATTTGGATATGTGATGCCATCAACTAATTGTGTTAAATCTACCCCGGGCATATTGACAGTTGGTTGATAATAACCAATAATTCTATCTAATGCATTTAATTTTCTACTATCACTTTGCAATAATTCCCATTTACCAAATATAAACTCTGTATCATTGTTACTAATAATACATTCATAAACTCTGTTGTTATACTTAACAATACTTTGATTGAAGTAGAAAGGTTCTGGTAAGAATGCATAAGATCCTGCACTGTACGGAAAGCCAATACCAGTAACTGGAATTTGCAATAATGAATCACTATATACTTCACATTCAGATGCACTAATAACTTTTAAGTAATATTGTTGTACCGTTTCTGAAGGATTACCTGATACTATCACAGATTGAATATTACCAGTAGATCCAATTGTATTAACTGTCATAACCAAATTATTTGCAGGAGTTGTTCCACCTAATAAATTACCCGATATAGTTATAGTATTGTTAATTGCATATCCTTCACCTGTATCAACAATTTCTACATTATATCCACCTAATTTCCATCCTATTGTAAATGTAGGAGGAATAGATGGATTTGGATATTGTGTCATAACACAAGCGGTAGAAACATCTGTTGCTACATTTACACCTGTTAACTTAATAAACGGTTCACCGGTTAAGGTCATAGAACCGTTATCAGTTGATAAAGTTAGTACACTTCCTCCTAATGATTCTGTTATACTAAATGTTGTTGAACTGTTAACGGTTTTTATATAATATACTGTATTTAAAACTGTGCCGCCTATTGCAGAGCCTGTGAATTCAATAGGCATATTAACATAAAATCCCGTAGTATCATCACATGTTAGTAGATTAGTGCTAGATGACGTTCCTGTTACTTCAGTAGATACTGTTCCGTAATCTGATATGGTATAGGTAGTAGTAGTATTTAAAGGACCATATGCAATATTCACTCTTATTGGCATGCCAACATAAATGTTTGTTAATCCACCACTAGCACTTGTTATACCAAAATAATCACTTGATGCTAATGCACTTACAATATTACGTTGTATAAGATTACCGTTAGTACCTGATAATTCTATGTAAGGTGTGTCTTCTAAACTATTAGTTGGATAAAATGTAAACTGTTGTCCAGTTATTTGTCCTGGGCTTACCGGTAATCCAACATTACATGTCATATTACCTGTTGCAGTTGTTAATTGAACAGTACCTTTTTGATTTGTACCAAGCATTGTCAAGGTAGATGTACCTGGATTAAATGGTCCACCATTAGTTACTATAGAAATAGTAAATTGAGTACTATTAACTATTTGACTGATATAATATGTTGTTCCGCTAACAATATTAGTTGCACCACTAGCTACAACAATATCAGTAAATATAATTGGATCATTAATAGAAAGTAATGCTGTATTTGTACATGTAATTAAATTACCGGTAGAAACAGTTGCAGTTACATCTACTGTTATTGGATCAGCAGATGTTGACATAGTAAATGTTGTTGAATTTATTACAGTGGTAATGTAATATTCTTCATTTTCAATAACTCCACCAAATACATTACCAGTAAAGAATATTGGCAATCCAGTATAGAATCCAGATGTTCCGCCCAAATTGCTAGGATTTAATGGAATAGTTAATGTATTAATTGTACTGGTAGTTGCAGTTGTATCTAATATGCCTGGATAGAAAAGTGTGACTACTGCTGTATTAGTAACTTCACCTACATAGCACGTTAATCCAGCAGATCCAACGGCTGTGCCAGACATTGAAACAACAGCTCCGGGTACTCCACTAGTAATAGTAGCTGATATAGTAAACTTATTTCCATCAACTAGTGTTTTAATATAATATGTAGTGCCTACGGTAATACTAGGGCTACCACCAGATATTGATCCAGAAAACTTGACTGGCATGCCAATATAAAAACCAATAGTAGGATTAGTTATTGCCGGGTCATCACTATTAATAATTGATGCGCCACCATCTACTGCTGTAATGGTTAATTGGTTATTAATGGTACTAATAGCAGAGACATTTCTTGTTAAAGAACTCCATGTCAACACTTCATCATTAGTAACACCTTCTACTTCAAAAGTTGCACCCTGCGCACTTGCTAATATAGAATCAATTGGTGGATTATATCCAAATTCAGGTGGTGCAATAGTAATACTAGAACTAGATACTCTTTCGCTATTGTTATAAGTACCGGCATAGTAACTACCATAAAAAGCTCCACTTTGCCAATCAGTAACTTGTGATGTATAAGTTGTTCTATCAAAACGTAATGTAATTTGATTTTCTCTTATTGGAGTAGAAGTTGAAACACAACTTGCTCTAGCACTAACATTTAATGTGTTATTAGCACCAGATCCTGTATTGTAAAATACTACTCTATCATTGTCATTAATTGCATCACCATAATTAGTATACAATGCTACAACAAATGCCGGTGAAGTTTCTAATACGTTTACATAATAATATTGATCTATGTCTAACCCACCAACTGGTGTAGTGTTGGCTCCCACTGTATATTTTATTAAATCACCTGTTTGTAAAAACGGTGAATATAACACAATGGTATTGGTCAATGTGCTTACTTCTGTTGAAGCAAAAGATATTGAGATTGATGAATCAATTATAATTTCTGGTAAAACTGCATAACCAGATCCAGGATTAATAACATCTATTCGTAATATTGAATCTAAATTCATTACTGCTTGGAATACAGCAGGTGTTCTTGGTTCTGGATATATACTTGTGTCAATATACGCAGTTACTCTAGGGGGTTCAATATAGCCTCTACCACCATTTAATAACAAAACAGCCGGCAAATTAATTGTAATAATTTCACCAGGAATGTGTACTGTGATTGGTGTGCCATTTACCCCTCTTGTCAACCCACTAAGTGTATTTGTTGCTCTATTTACATTTGAGTATCCTATTAATTCATCACCTATTAATATTGTTCCATTGATAGGGAAACCAAATGCATTATCTACTGCAAACTCACTAGTGTTTAAGGCAACATAAGAAGCTAATACGGTAATTTGATAATCATTAACACCGGTAATGCTCAATCCATAATTGTTAAACCATTCAGTATATGGAGCTGTTTGCCAGATTGGATCTGTTGTTCATTAATATAACCGGATAAGAAATCTTGATTATCTGATTGAAATACCTGTATTGGACGCAATTCACGAATAGTATGTGCTACATCAATAAATGATGTTTTATTTAACCATGGCAAATAATTTTGAGATTCAATAGCTTCACTTTGAATGAATTCAAATAATAAAATTAAACTTTTATTTCTATAAATTAATAAATCATTGGTGTAAATTTCTTCATTCAACGCCCTTACAATACTACGGGTCTCTTGTGATGGATATGTATCATACGGTGTAGTATCAAAGAAATTATCACCAAATCCCAATCTAGCAGTTGCATAATCCCATAAATTGCTACTAAATGCAATAGTACCGTCTTGTAAACCAATACGTTCCCATGTATCCAAATTAGTATAAACATAAGTTTCTGTTTTGCCATCACCGTTAGTGTTAACAGTTACAATCAATCCTGCTGTAGCATTAATTGTTGATAAATCAGCGTATACAGGAACTTGTAATGCTGATTTAGTATTATCGTCATATCCAGTTGCCCACCAATTAATAAATGTCCAATAATCTGTTGTTTGATAGAACGGTAGAATTGGGCCTGTCCATGGGTTAACACTATAATACGGACTTGTTGGATCAGTATTGTATACTGGGTCAGTTGAAAGATTTGTTGCACCTTCTGTGTACAAGAATAATGACCTACGTGTTTCTGCTATAGGATATTGTGCTAATATTTCATTAGCATAAGTCAAATAATTTTTCAATGCTAAAAATCTATTAACAAAGAAACTTTGTCTTGGACGTGCATAGATGCCATATTGAACTGGTTTAGGTAAATATGGGTCAGGGACTACTGCACCAGATTCGTCTACACCACACAAACTATCTAACATTCTATCATACAATGATTCCGGTAAATCAAGACTGTTTGTAGTAGGCAATCCCGGTAAGAAGTCATCAGGATAGTTAGTGCGAATTAAATTATACAAACTATGTGAAACATCATCATTTGTGCCTGTACCAAAACCAATATGTAATACAGTATCGTTTGCATTAATATTATTACCACAATTGTATAACGCAAAAATATCTTGTTCAATTGGTGCAAAGTAACTAATACCTGAATTAATCGGTGATGCAATATAAGATTGAATAATGCTATCAGCTAATGTTTTCCCTCGTTTAGTGAATATTATATTTGTGTTACGTACCCAATAGAAATATATTGGAGTTAATACGCCACTGGCATTTAATGTATATTCAATTGCATACGAATCAAAATCAAACACAGTGCCAGGGCCAGCATATGATATTGGAGGAACATCACTTGTTATCCAACTATATACAGTTACATCACTACCCGGGAATACTTGTCCCCACCACTTACTGTTATATACAACATCATTTTGATGATAGTTAACAAATTTAGTAGTGCTTGTATTAAACCATAATTGGCCAACCTGTGTTGCTCCCCAAACCATTGCACCTTTATTGGTGTTAGGAGAGTTGTATCCAGCTGGATCAACATTAGATACTACATCAATATTTTGTCTTACTGAACCTAATATTTTACCCTGTAACGGATCAATATAATCTAAATTATCTAATGTGTTATTAGTTATAGCACTATATAACTGAATACCTTGAAGCCTGCTAGTGTCAACAATTGCATTTGAATTTCTATATACACTCCAATCAGTTTCACCGGTAGTATTAATATAAGTTGTAATTTGACCTGCTATTGTGTCTGGTTTGAAATCCGGTGTTCCAATAACAACATGTGAGTTATTAAACTCTATTGCATGTCCATACATTGGTTGACTACCATATGTTTCATTAATATCATTAACACTTTGTGCATATACAAAATTACCACAATTTACTAATGATTCATTATAAACTGATAGGTAATCAAACATATATACTGCACCGGCATTATTATACGAATCTATCCATTGAGTTGCATTATTATCAAATAAAGTGTCATTGTCATAATCTTCATCATCCGTAGAATCAAATGTTGTTGCTTCATATCGAGTAGCGGTTGGTGCACTAACAACAAACGAGTCGAATTCATTAAATTTAACTACATTACCAAACTGAGTTGTTCCTTGTACGTGCGGATCATTAATGACCTGTGTTTGAGTATAAGTATTAAATCCTAATTCTGCCCACGTAGCAGTCGCCAATGCAGTTACATTTAGTTTATCATTAACTAATGCTAACGAACTATCTATTAAACTAATAATTAATTTACCAAAACTTGCGGCTGCATGAACATTAGTTATATTTGCTTGATTAATTGCATTGGCAACTAATGTTGCATTTCCTGCAGGCAATACTACCATATAACCATTAATTAATATAGTTCTATTAGTTGTTAAATTGCAATCGTTAATGCCAACAACCATGCCATATTTTCCACCACCATTAGTATAACGATAAACAGCACCCTCTTGATTTTGACTGTTCAATTCAAAAGGTGCACCTACTAATAATTCAGTAGCATACGTAGTGGTGTCTACACTTATACCAAACTGTACCCCAATTTTAGGTGTAGTTTCTGTAGTAAGGGTTTGAGATAATACAAAATTATTACCACTCACATTTATTATGTCACCTGCATTTAATGCACGATATACACGCAATGTTGAACCAATAACTGCATAATTATTATCAGTAATTATAGTGCCATTAACATTAATTAATAATGGAGTAGTTTGTATTGTACAGGTCATACTACCTGTATCAGATACTAAGTTAATTGGAGTTATTGAATCACGTGTGGCAGCAATTCTAAAAGTAGTACCTGTTGGTTTATCAAGTACATAATACACGGTATCGGCTGCAATTGCTCCTGCAGATAATAAGGTACCAGAAAATACAACAGGATCACCAACACTAAAACCCGCAGAACTAGTTACTGTAATTCTTTCTGTTGTTCCGTCTGTTGCTGTCGCAGTTTGTGTTACTGTCGTAGGTGTCCACGCTAATGTAAAAGATTGCGGGATAAGTGCAGTAGTTGTATATTGTGATTCAAAATTTTGAACTGTTCTATCAAACACATAAGTATAGCCCCAATTATCAACATTTATATTATAATCTTTATTTGGGGTTCCAATAACAACAGTATCACCGTAATAATCAGTTGAGATTGAATAACCAAAGTTATCACCTGCTGTGGTCAACCCTAATGCATCTCCGTCAATGATATAACTGGCTTGATATGTTCCTGTTACTTGTGATTTAAAATATGCATGTACACTGTTGTTTACGGTATCAGAAATATATAACCAATTTTGATCGCCGGATATTGCTAATGCACTACCCCAATTAGTGACCCCACCTGGTGCGGCTATATAATAAGGAGACCATGGCTCCGGCGGTATCGGATCAATGATAGCTGAACTTAGTGGAACTAATTGATTAATCAAAGTATTAGTAACTAATTGATATACGTATACTCGAGGAGTTCCAGTAGGTTGTGAAACTACAAATATGTCATCAGTATATGTAATTGTTGTACCAAATGATGCAGTACCTGTAATAGTTTGTACTAATTCATAGTTATTAAACAATTCATTAAAAGAATATCTATAAACAATACCTGCATCAGCATCACCTATTAAATATCCTAAATTGTCAGTATATGCTACAGCACTACCAAATGTTTCTGATCCATCTTTAACTAACTCAGAATCATATCCATAGTTAATACTCTTACGATATACAGCCCAACTTCCATCATTGTTTGTATCCACCCATACTTTATTTTTTACAAATTCCGTATTCAACAATGGCAAATCAATAATATCGCTTGGGTTAGCAACACGCTGTGATTGAAATTTGAATCCAATCCCTTGTCCTGTAACTGAGGTGATTGCCGGATCCAATGTGACATTAACTAATACACTGTTAAGGTCTAATATAGTATTAACAATATAATAACCATTTAAACTATCATTGAAGTTTACAATAGCAAACGGTTGATATTTTGATAATCCATGTGAATTACTAAATGTTATAGTTGCTGTACCATTCAAATTATTTTTAGCAAATATAATTGAACCTAAACTTACCGGCGTCATTACTTGCCAGGTGCCTTGATAATCAGCTAACCAAATATATTGTCCTACATATAATTGTGATAGTGGTGTTAGAACGCCACGTGGTGATGTACTAGTTGTTAGATTATTATAATAATATGCGGCAATACGAATATCGTTAAAGTTAACATATCCGGCATCAGGAAACAATTGGGTAGGAGTATCTGTGGGTAATGTAGGTAATACATCAGTAGATGTTATTGGTCTTCCATAGTTATATAGGCTATATAATGGGACTTCTTGTTGTACCCCAACAGTTGATACTCCATTAGTTAAACCAACAATACTTGGGTTACCGGTTAACAGATTTTGATTTAATTTAAAGTCAATAAAATTACTGTTTAATACACCGCCAAAATCGCTAGCTTTGATAGCCCAGTTTTCATATACTTCATAATCAATACCACCTTGTGGTAAGTTTGCACCTCTAAATGCACTTACTGCATTCAATGTACCTTTGTTCTTAATGAAGTTTTTGTAAACATTAATTTGTGTAATATCTGTTAAATCAGCAAGAGCCAAATAATCACGTGGACGGTATCCGATCAAGCTAAAACTTAGTAAGTCAGCATCATTTTCTAAGTTAGCACGATTTACATCATAGTAAATTGTGCTTTCATAAGAACGTGTACTTGTATTAGGTAATAATCCTTTTTGTATTTCGTTGTAATCTGTTTGTTTCCATTCACGTTCTTCAAATATTTCTTTTGGTTGAATGATAGTGAGGGCAATCCAATATTTATTTTTATACTTAACAATACTGCCAGTTGTATATTTTACTGTTTTATTCCAATCAAGAATATTATCTTGATTAAGAATAAAGCCCTGAGCATCAACTGTACCATTCCATTCTGCTGTTTTAGCACCACGAACAGTAATACGATTTTGACGCAATCCAGTTGTTAAATTATAAATTATATCATTAAACAATGTAACATTGTCAAATACAATACCGTGTTCAAAATTACTAATATTAAATTGACCATAAGCAACGGTATCACCTTGATTTAATGGTTGTGCAGTAAATAATGTACCATCACGTATAATACTTAAATCAACATTTTGTATTGGATATAAATTTTGATTTAATATAAAATTTTGTCTTTGTAATGTTAAAGGTTGTACAATGTAACTATCTTTATTAATAGAAATTAAGTTAGATGCAGGATTAATATTAACAATACTGCCCGATTCCCAACCAGATTGAGCCCAATATAAATATTCAGCAACCATCTGTCTCCAACTTACTTCTAAACCAGATTCGATTTGATCAAACAATACTCCTTGGCTTGCTAAATATCTACCATATCCTTCTAAGAATTGTGCTACTTCTTGTACAGTAACAAATTCAGTACCATATGCCACAACTGTAGGTGTAGGATAATAATCTTTAGCTACTTGAACGCTTAGACTTTGAACAGATACTCTTTCATAATTACCGTTAATTTTTGGTAACAATATGTTAAAATATGCATTAGTTTGACTATTACCAAATACTTTATATCCTGTATTAGTTAATTGTATTACAACACCACTATAAACAATTTTATCAAATGGTTGATTATCGTATAACAATACTTGATAACTCTCATCAGGTATCAATAAACTACTATTATTACTATTTGCTGTAGATTTTTCTACATAGAAATTTAATAAATTTTTATCACTAAAGCCGGCTAACCGATATACTAAACGAACATCAATGTTATCTAACAAGTCAGTAATATTAGTTGTTGCATCAACCCCAACTTGTTTTTCAAAGTCAACTATCCAATTGATATAACTGGTTTTAGCAGTACCGTTACCGTAAATTTCTACATCACTTATAACTAAATGACTACGATTGTTAACCAAATATTGATTAAATTCTTCATTATATTTGTAGTTGTCAATGTCAACACCTAAGTTGAAAAATTCTGCAGGTTTAGTTAATGCTAGTATACGCATCAAATCAAAAGGCCAACTGCTACTTCTACGATATGAAAATTCTGCAGGACCAACGTCTCCTACTTTCCAATCACGGTTAAATGATGTATTACTATAGTTACCTACGATAGAAACAAAAGGAGATACTAAGTTACCGGCACTATCTACCGGCAATACTTGTAATAATTGCGGGCGTATTGATTGTGGTATAACAATTGGAATTCCGTTATTCCAATCAATACCCTGTGCCAAATCATTCCATAATACTAAGTTATCGCTTGTATATGGTGCCGGTCCATATCGTGTTTCCCACCACGTAGGCTTATCAGTAAATCCCAACATTTCCCATGGACTAGTATCTGGATTACTAGTATCATAAAAATATTCGTATATACCTCTCCAATAGCCCTGAGGAATAACTTGTCGATTTATCTTATTACCACTTTGATTATAATTATATGTATATTGATTTGTAGCATTATAGAATTGTTTTTTATAATCAATTCTATTTTGACCAACCCAATTTAAGAAACTAGTTGAATAAATTTGTAATATTTCATCATAACTATAATCAGTATCTCTAAAGAAACCGGGTAATATTTCATATTCTTGTATTGGAATAGTATTACTTAATTTTAAATTATTGTATATGCGTTTTTCATATTCTAATAAAACTTGGTCTCTAAAATCAATTAATTTACCGTCAATATAATCGCCATATAATTTATTATATGAACCATCATGACCTACAATAAAGTATGTAGGTGGATTATATGCAGTATCTAATACTACATCAGGTATTGTTGATGGATATAATCCCAATTTAGTAGGAGTGTTAGGAACATAACTACCATATGTTTGATTATATTCTTTAATTGTAATTTGATCACCTGGAGCTAATGTTAAGGTAACCGTCAATGACGGGCTATCTGCACTTACTGTATAATCAACATTGCGAATTAATTGAGTAACTATTCCATTTGATGTAGTCAAATAAACTAATACACTATTATAATTAGCTGTAGCAAAATTATATATTTTACTTAATGGATATATACTTACATCTAATTCATTAGCAAAACTATAGGTGTTTGTGATATATGCCGCTTTACTAGGCAACATATCACTCCAAAAGAAACTATTACTATCTGTTTTTGAGTCAGTTATTTTATCCAATGCATCATCTAACATTGTTGCAGGAGACAAACGAATATTATAATCACTAGTATTAACTGTATCTACTAATAAAGTTTTAAATGTAATATACTCTCTGCTATTATACAATAATGCATTGAATAAATTATGATTTTGTTTACGCAAGAACGCACCCGGTAATACCAAACTTGCACTATTTTGAATAATCTTGTTACCATATGGTACCATATTACCCAAATCACGATAATTATTTGATCCAAATACTTCACCAGTAGTATTAGGATTATTATAAAAACTACTTTGATATTGGCCACGAATATCACCTACATTAACTACAGTAACATCTGCATTTAAAGGATTATTATTTAAATTAATCGGTATGCTATAATACGCTGTTTCGCTTACTTGATCGCTTAATAATAAAATTTCAATTACCGTATCTATTAATGGATTAGGTACAGCAAAAGTAACTATTGTTTGAGTATCCGTAGTTACTACTGTATAATCTGTATCATATTGAATTTCATTATTTACAAATAATTGTATAGTAGGCCATGCGCTGTTAGCATCCGCTAATTTAGCAATGTCACAAGTATATGTGGTAGTTGGATTAGTAGCGTAATAATTAAATTCAAATATCTGATATTGTACACTAGGTGCAATAGCTGTTTGCCATCCTAATTGTCTAATTGGTGTTTCTAAATTACTGTAATTATAAACATATCCTGTATTAACTTTTTGAGTTATTGGAGTAGTACCACTTACATAGTTAAATGATGCTGAATTTAATGTTACATCAAAACTGATATCACCTACATTATCCACTGAACTATATAGTAATGGGAATCCTAATACAACATCATCATTTCCAGTACCTATGCCATATGCGAATAATTTATTACCCGCAAATGAAGTGCCCAAATATATATCACTGTTACCAAAACTAATTCCATTATCATCAAATATATCAAATAATGGTGGTTGATTTACTGTAGTTTTTTGTTGACCTTCTATCCAATCAATACCATCAAAGTAAAAGTCCATGCCTTGATAGTTATATCCTCTAAACGTTACTGTTTGTTCATTTGGTAAAACAAGTCCATCTTCTGCTTCAGTTAAAGTCAATACTGGAGTGCTACCGTCGGCTGTAATTGAGAAGTGAGAAATATATATTTTATTTCGAACTGGTAAATTAGTATCGGCAGCAAATACAATTCTTGCACCATCAAATAATGCAAAACTATCGTTATTGGTATCATTAGCAATTAATGATGCATTAGTGCCAGTAGCAACTGTTTGTGATCCAATCCAAGTTACTGTTAGTGTTAATGTAGTTGTACCAGTTATAGCAGTAATTTGACTATTTCTAGGTAAAACATTAGTACTATCGTTTACGTATTGTCCAACTTGAAATGCACCGGTAACACTAGATGCAGGAACAGTGATTGTAGTACTAGTGCCGGCAACTAATAATGCATTGACTGTTGCTGTATAACCTGTATATACTTCAACATCAGGATAATAATTTTCTTGTCCAACTACTTGGGTAAAAGCATCTGATGTTCTAAAATCAATAAAATCAATTGGCGCTTTGCCTGCTATACCAGAGTTAAATAATTGTAAATTAGGATAAAATTCAATGATAGGACGTTTGGCTTTATTATTGGCAGTAGCGTAAATAGTAGCTAGTGCAGGGTTATTGTTATACTCAGCAGTAGCATTAATTACATCAATGTGAAACCAACGATTACTTCTTGACCATGCATTCTGATCAATACTATTTCTAGAAATTGTAATATAATCAGGAGTAACTGGAATATATAAGTTACTATCATAATTTCCTATATCATACGGAGTTGTATCAAATGGTATATATGTGCCTGATGTGAATGGTTCTGGCGCAATTAAAGTGGTAACCGGTATCAATTCAATAGCAGTACCTACTCCTTCAACATAGTATCTAATATTTTCATAACTAGATGGATATATGTCTCCAGAGAATATTACTTTTAATCCATTAGTAAACACAACACCGTTTGGAGAAGTGTAATTTGCTTTACCTATAATATCAGTAAGGATATTAATACGATTAGTAGTATTACTTGAAATCAAAGTAATAGTACCAAGTTTGTTACCTGATGTTCCGTCTTGATAGTATAAGGTATCAAGTATAGCACTTAGATATGGAATTAAAGATATAGTATCACTTGTGTTTCTATAAAATGATCTACCAATCCACTGAGTACCAAAATTAGCTGTAATTCTTTCTTCTGATGGAATAGTACCAGAATCAACTAATCTAATAACAGGATCAGTTGGATCACCTTCATATGTAATTGTATAAAATGTTGAAGCAATATCTGTGTAATATCCACCTTCAAAGTTTGCAAAGTTTAAATCATCTCCTGGAGGAGTGTATGGAGCACCGCCGTCTGGTGCAACTGATGCGCTTGTTTCTTCATCATATAATGTAGTATCATAAAATTTTGACACATAACCAGTTAAACCAATTGCTGTTCCAGTGCCAGTACCTACTCCAGTAGCAATAAAAGATTCACCAACTGTATTTGTTGTTGCACCTATCAATGTAAAATCAGTAGTACCAATCGTATTAATTTTATAAGTATTACCAATTACAAAGTCACCTGCTTCTATAACAGAGATGTTACCGTTATTATAAAACATTAATGTAAGACCATTTAATGAGGTAATACCATCTATGCCGTTTGTTAATTCACTAACTAATACTCCGTTAACTGAATCATAAGGTAACGTTGTAACTAAATCTACACGATTATTCCCTGGGAAATTATATTGGTCTTGTGCATTTTTATAAGGCACAGTAAATTCTACAACACCAGTTTCTGCACCGTTATTAGAAACACCTAATATATCTCTAGTAGATACGTTAGGCTGTGTTGGATCTGCGCCAGTTACGCCTGGTGCACCTTGAATCCAAAATTGACTATTTTGGTCAACGTTAAATCGATATGTACCACCACGTAATAAAATAAGTGAAGGGTTAGTAGTGCCTTGGCTTGCACCATCAGCGGTTATAAGATAACCATTTGAAGTACTAGTAACAATATAATCAGTTGCATTATATACAGTTTCTGTACTAACAGTTACTGCTTCAGGACCTTCAGGAATCCAATAATATTGATTAAAGTTAATAATCTTATCTAAGTTAGTAAAACTATCCCAAGAATAAAATTGACTAGTAAACAATCTATTATTATCATTAACTACAGCACCTTCTAATTTTAAACCATCAATTATACCCGGATAACTTATAAAATCTTGTGCTGTGCTAGTGTCTTTTTTAAGAAATGTTACTCCTGGATCAAGTTGATAATCGGTTCTAACTTTTGTAGGCTCAGTAACATAATAATTTTTAGCATTAACTCCATATCCAAATCTACTACCTATGTAACCTTCAATCTTTTTGGTATTAGGCTGATCTACTATTTGATCCAAAGTAGCATTTAAAAATTGACTGTTAGTTGTTGTTTTAAATATTTCAGGTAGAAAATTTAATGTTCTTATTCTTGTTGCCATCGTTTCTCTCTATGGTTATATAGTACTTATGCTATCTGTAATTGAGCTGGAGTAAGTGCCGCTATCACAACAACATCATTAGCTGTTGCTCCATTAGCAAATATCTCATATGGTGCCGCTTTAATTTCATACAAATCACCAAAACTCATTGTTGGGTCATTTGGAACTAACACAGCAGAACTAATTAAATCACCTACTTGTGCATGTAAATATGCACTTAATTCGCTAAAGTAAAACGTGTCACCAAATGTCCAATTGTTAATACTAAAATAGGTATTCATAGCAGAGAGAACTGCACTACGAATTTCACTATCACTTGCATTAGTATTACTTGCTTTAATAACTTTAACAGTGCCTCTTAATTGTACAGGTGCTTTAGGACCAAACAATGGTAAAAACACTACACTGTTAAGTATAATACTATCACTTAACATTTTGTAATCATTTAGTGATCCATATGATTGTGTTAATTCATTAATAGTGGGTTTATCTGGTTCGGGAACTGTACCAGTTGTATCTTGTAGCCAATTTTGATATGCAGTATAATAAGCCTGAGTTACTACATACAAATCAATAATGTTTGTTGTAGCAGGATCTATACGTGTAGTATTATTACTATTATGACGATATTGGAATTGTAATCCTTGACGACCGGGTTGCATACTATATTGAGGTTGCGGTGTTACAATATAGAATAGTGTGTTAACTGTTTGGTCTTGAATTGTTGTATAAAATAAATTATCTGTATATGCATAGAATACCTGACCTTCAGGATATTCATATTTAACTACTTCAATTTGAGTTTTTGTAGCATATTGATAAACAACATCACTTGAAGGTATTAATTGTTCACGTGAAAGATTAACAGCATCCTGTATTAATTCAAAGAATGCATATATACCAATATTGGTATTACCATTAACGTAGCCAGTTACTTCAGTAAAAAAGTCTGGGTTACTTACAATGGTTCTATCATTAACATCAATACTTGCTATTTCAACTTGAAAGTCATTGACATATCCGTCACTCTCAACTGTTTGACCAATGATGCTTGCCTGTACAGGAGTTGCTAATGGATAATTACTACCCGGTTGTGTGTTAGTTGCTAACACTTTAACAAAGTCTTGTAATATTTTTCCACTAAAAGGATCATATACTAATTTACCAGTTTCATATGTAAAACGAGTATCTGCTACGCTACCAAAATAATATGCTAATGAACGATATGATATACTATAACGATTATTTCCTAAACTTTGAAAGTTTACAAAATAGTTACTTGCATTATATGCTCCAATACTCCAACGATCTTGTGCTATAGTTAAACTGTTATCAAATATTAAACTAAAATTTTGATTTAGTTCCATTCTAACAATACATTCTTGTATTACAATATTTGGCAATGAGTTATCAAATACAGGTAATATTGTAGATGCAATAGCTCCTTGAGGGATATAACCATTTAATGTGATTGGGCCCAGTCCGTTACTGAATGCACCTTCACCATTATTATAACCATCACCTACAACATTTAATACTGTAGTCCATACATAAGATTTATCTGATGGACTTGCAATACCTGCTATTAAACGATTTGTTTCGCTAAAATAATAACCACTTGGTGCAATAAATTTAATCATAGCTCCTTTAGTAGCATATTTCATATTGTAAGTAGAATATGTACCAACCGGTATTGGTGTGTTTGCACTACCATTAATGTTAAAGAAATAGCCAGTAATACTATTAGCATCAACTGTTTGTTCTTGCCAATATACTGTTCCATCACCTGATGCTGTATTAATAGGATAGCGAGTATAAGTTTGAATATAATATTGTCTTGCACGATTATCTGAAAGTAATGCGCCCAAAGTATCTGTTAAGAAAGTAATAATATCACCGGATGTGGTGATAGTTAATAATGTGCTACCATTTGTACTATTTTGATATATACCACCGTCATTTGCAAAACTATTAGTACTGGAGTATTTCCCGGTAGGATCTAACAAATCTAAGCTTTTTGATACACCAACAGAACTACGGTTAATAGCTTTGCTTTTAATAATAGAACTGTATAATGTATATGGGAAATTGTTATAATCTTCACCATTAACCATTCTATTCTGGGTGTAGTAGCGAGCAGGGGCACGTTGTTTAATGTTTGCTAATGTTTCTCTTGCCTGTGCGTTTGACACTGGTGTCTGTAATTCTAATCCTAATGTAAGTGTTTCTGTTCGTCCTACTCTACTAATATAGCTTATTGATACTGATAGATTCTGCATTTCAGTTGGATCAATAGTATATGTCAATGCATTACCTGCACGTACATATGCTCTAAATGTTCCAACTGGAATTTCGGAAAATACTCCATCACCAAAAACGTAACTAACTTGATCGTTAAATCTAGAACCAACTGAAAATATTCTGCGAACACTATTTTCAGTTTGTAAATAGGCGTCAGCATAAACATTTTCTACTTGATTCCATAATGTTCTAGTTGTGGTAGAACTATTATCTGTACTTAATTGATACAACCATGTATCTGTATTGTTAATACCTTGAATATCAATATCAACTACTTGATTACTAATTTGTTGTTCTAAATTAAAATCAAAATTCTGTAATATTCCTTGTTTAAAATAAAAGAAGAAACCTGTGTTTGGACTTCCGTATCCCAACTTATCATTACGATAAGCCATATTCATTCTGCCACTAGGTGCAGGTGGAATCTCATAAACATAATCTTCATTTAAGGTAGTTGAACTAACCAATTCAAAATTCATTGATTGATTATCAACTACCGCAGTAAATGGCACAATAGGTAATGTAGTTGGTGGAATATTAATAGCATATTCATCTGTCTTAATGCCTGAAATTTGAGCTGTATTGCCTGGTCGACCAATACGTTGTGAATTAATCAATGTTGCATTAATAATAGTATTAAACTGCTCTAGCCAATTAACATTTGCAGGATCATTCCACAACACGGTTTGATTACTTAAATTAAAACCATTTAAATCAGTGATGTTTTCAGTAGTTTGAATACTAACTACTTTAATATAACCTTGACCGGCAAGATTACGTTTAGGAGTATAACTAACTAAATTTGCTAATTTAACAACACTATCTCTACGTTCAGCAGTATCAATAAAGTTTTCACGTGCATTTAAATCACTACGGAACGCTAAACCCTGTCCCATGAATGCCATAACGTCCATTAAAGCAATAAATTCGCTTGATTCAATGTAATCATTAAATGTTTCTGGATAGTATACACGTATATAATCTATGAAACTTTTACGCAATGTTTCATAATCATATGAACGGAAATCGGCTTCACGGAAGGTTTGATAGATTGCCTTCCAGTCGTTAACGCCGAATAGTGCTGATTGTCGTGAACTTGTAGCCATAGTGGTATTCTCTTTTAAGTATTTATCATAAATGAAAACCCCGGTTTTGGAAGATTATTGAATTACTGCTGTATTGGTACTATTATTAAAGAAAACACTTAAAATTTGTGCGTTATTAAACGGTGCTACTGCTAGTTCAACTTCTATTAAAATACCATTTTCTTGTGGATATGCGCTGACTGTATTGACTATCATTCTTGGATCTTGATTAGCAACTCGTCTGATTTCTGTTTCTAATTTATTTTGTACATCAAATGTATTTGGTTCAAAAACAAAACTCCAAAGAGTTGTACCATATCCCGGATTACCTACTTTTTGACCCTGTTGAATATTCAATGCGTTAATGAAATCTTGTATAACCAATTGTGCATCAACTAATCTGTACTTTTTGCCGGGAATGACTGGTTGTACCATAGAACCTACACCACCTGCAATACCTGCTGGCAAATTAGTAGAGCGGGGCTTATTAGCGTTAATTGTACTGAAACCTACATATGTTGGCATGTTGTTGTCCTATAGTATATTTATGCTACCTTGTTTCGCTCGTTAAGCAGTTCATATCCTTTTTTCTGAAGTGCTAATAACTGTGATCTGTATTGTTGTGTTGTTTCGTATATTGCCCTAACTGATGGATCACCTGCAGGTAAATTATTATTTGCATTTTCATATGTTTCAGCAGATGCATTATATTGTGCTCTAACTGTCTTAGCTTCCTCGTTTAAAGCCTCTAATTTTGCATCAATTTCTTTATACTTTTCTTTTTTTGCATCAATTTTAGATAGTCCGGCTTTATATGTATCTTCACTAGCACCTGCAAAGTTTGGTGCTGGTATTTTTGCATCACCCAATAGACTAGTAACTTGTGAAGTTAACTCACTACGGTCATTTGTATTGATAGCTACAGTTGGTAGTTTGATTTGTACCGCACCACCTGAACTCATTGAACTAATTGCCGCATTTAATTGTGCGGCTGCACCAGTTGGTAGCCCAGCAGATGCCAGTGATGCCAATGATAATTTACCACTCTTTAAATCATCTAGTCCTTTAGTTAATGCTCCGGCTGCTCCTGTAACTGCATTCAATGCACCAGATGATGCTAATGGATTAATTGATGACAAATTAGATAACCCGTTTGTGATTGCAGATGCTTGACCAATTAGTCCTGTTACTGCGCTAACGCCTGGCACACTATTAATTGCACCAATAGCATTATTAACTACAGAAGAAACTACATTGGCACCGCCGGGTAATGCACCTAAACCAGTAGATAGATTTGTTGTTGCACCCAATGTTGTTTTTATTAATCCAGTAGCCGCACCAATTGTAGTATTAACTGCACCGGTAACGGCACCAAGTGCTCCGGTTATTCCACCTGTTACTGCACTTAAAGCACCTGTTATTCCACCTGTTACTGCACCTAAAGCACCTGTTATTCCACCTGTTACTGCACCTAAAGCACCTGTTATTCCACCTGTTACTGCACCTAAAGCACCTGATAATGCATTAGAAGCAGGAGCTTGGGCGGCTGCTTGAGCTGTTTCAGTAATTTCTCTAATATTTTGAGGTACACCTGCTTTTAATGTAGGTAATGCTCCGCTGATTGCCGCAAACGCACTAGCTGCCACACCTTTAGCATTATCTAATAATCCTGCTATACCGGCAACAGCTCCTTTAGCCATTCCACCTAATGAGCCTGCAATACTACTTAAACCACCTGTTACCGTACTTGCTAAATTACCAGCAAAATTACCAGCTGATACTAAACTTGCGGCTGATCCTAATACACTGTTTAATGCACCGGTAGCCGCACCTACTACATTTGATATTGCTCCATTTACTGCTCCTGTTATGACACCGGCTGCATTGCTAACTAAATTAACTGTATTTTGTATACCGGCTGTTGCCGCAGACATTACTAAACCTGCTATAGCTGTACCTGATTCTTTACCAGTAATTAACCCTGTTTGTGTTAATGCTGTTTGTGCTTGTGTAAATGTAGCAACTTGTGTTGCTACTTGTGCTACAGGATTATTTACATAACTAGTTAAATTTGCCGCGCCGTCTTTACCTGTAAACAAATTAGGTGTTAACGCCTTTGCTATAGACATTCCATTGTTTATATTTTTTTCAACTAATGCGGCTGAGCCTGGTTTAATTACACCGGCTGCTTCAAGTTGAGCAGGACTTTGTGCCATAGCGCCCACTGCCGCAACAACGCCATTTGCTGTTTCTATTGTACCTGCGCCCAATTTAACTGCGGCGGCTGCTGGCCCATTTGCGGCTAATGTTGATATTTGCCCAACCATTGTGCCTGTAGTATTTTTATCTAATGCCGCACTAATTGCTGATGATGGAGGAACCGTAGATGCTACAGCAACAGTTACTGGATTAGTTGGTGCTCCTGCGCTGGCATTTGCTGCCGCAACTGCTGGGCTAGGTGCAGAGGGTAATGCGGCACTTGCATTATTGTTAACTTTAACATCTACACCTTGATTAGCACTAGACCATGGCGCATGTGCGGGTGCTCTACTTACAATACTTAATAATTTACCCGGTGCTGCCAGCCAACCTTTAGTAGCATCATTCAATGTATCAGTATGTGCTACTACCGGTAATGGTTTAACTTCTTGTGGAACTAAACTTGATGCGCCTGTATTTAAATTAATCTTACTACCATTAAAATAAGTTATAGAATCACTATAGAATGAAGCATCTGCACCGCTAGCAAAACTCATCTTACCATCTATTTTGGTTGTATATTGACCAGATGCATATAAACTAAAATCTGTTCCAACTTTTTGTGTAGTTTGTTTTTCACTATTAATTGCAATCGTATCAGCACTTATGTTTAGTGCTTTGCCCGCATTAATATTAATATTGTTATCAGCGTGTAAATTCAAATCACCTTGTGTTCTTACATTAAATGAGTTAGTAGAGTACATATCAATTGTACCTTCTTTACCCAATTCAACATAACTTTGTCCGTTAGCGTGAATGATGAATAGTGTTTGACCATCATCACTCATTAATATTTGGTGTCCTAAACTACTACGTATTCTTACTAATTGGTCTCTACCTAGAATGTCTCCGTCATCCATTACTAGTGTATGTCCACCTCTACGTGCAACAACTTTTAATCCAGTGGTTTGTCCACCATTGGTTGCGGCATCAGCAATTGTTTCATCTGTAAAGCCACCTTCATATATAGGTCTGCCTGGTGTACTGACACCCCATCCAACACGACTAGGTGCTTCACGTTGTGCGCTTGAACCAATAACACCTCTAATAGGATCTCTAATTAAACCTTGTTGTGCTAATATACTAGCAACATAACTATGTACAGGCTTAGCATCAGTTAAAAATCGATTACTGTTCGCTAGTCCTGCATTATTAGTATTAAGATTAACTACTGGTAATCTTACAGCACCGCCTAATCCTTTTGCTTCACCTGCATTTGCTACAATGTTATCTGTTCCACCAATTGCAGGAACCATGTGCAATGCTTCCGGTTGTGGTACACAACCTATCCAAAATCCATAATTAGGATCGCCATTAATGAATATACATATAACCGTTGTACCAATATCAGGTTGACTATTCCACATACCATAACTGTTAGGGTTCTTTATATATTCTCCCCAACCTGTATTCGCACCAGACGGTGTAGTTACTCCATAGAAAGGAGTCATATAACTAACAGTTACCCAAGAATTACTATCATCAGGATCTAATCCTCCCAAATCACTAATGTATACTTGTAGTCTACCAGAACGAATTGGATCTATATTATCTTTAACAATACCAAATAAAGGTACACTGCGTAATACAGCTCCTCCTGCATCCGGTCGGCTTGCTTTGGTACTACCTCTAGGTTTTATTTCATCGTATGCCATATATTATTTCTTTACTGTTTATTATCCGCCACCTGATCTAGTTCCTCCTACGGGGATACCTAAAGCGGCACGGGCTCGGTTAACCAATGATTGACTTTCTTGTCCAGTTTGTAGTCCAAACCCTGTCCTCAATCTAGTATTAACATCTTGTTTTGCAGGATCGTTAGGATCTTCCCTACCACCTTGATTTGCAGGTTGTTTTGTAGGATTTACTACATTATCATCATTAGCTTCAGTGGCTGCATTAAGAGCTTTATTAGTTGAAGCCGGATATCTACTTAGTAAATTATTTACTTCATTTGCGGCTTGAATATTGTCTTTTTCTGTAATAATTGGTCCAACCCTAGTATCTGTACTACTTGTTCTTCGGCCGCTTGCATCTAATGCATTAGATATACCTGCATTAGATATACCTGCATTAGGTCTGCCTGCCGCAATTTTATCAGATTTGTTTGTAATATTAGGAAATTGATTTATAACACAATCTAATTCTTGTGTGAATTTACCTTTTGAAAAAGTACTGATTACTTCAGTTAACATATAACTTACACCTTTAACCTGAGATGCTACTTCTTTAGGATATTTCCAAAATAATATAGAATCATTTATACTTAACAAACCAGTATCATTACTATAATCTTCCGCTTCTTTAAAATCAATTTCAATAAAAACTTGTCCACCATTTGGATTAATAGTAAAACCTTTGCCATAAAATTGACGATATACTTGATTGATTGAACTAGGACTATCTTGCATTAAATAATCAGGATCTCCTAATATAGTAATCTTTGCTGTAGCATAAGCACCTGGATCATATAAACTTGTTAAGTAAGAATTTTGTGCTTCTTTACCTAAATCCAATTTACCTGTTCTATCTTCATTTTGTCGTTTACCAGGAACAGTAGAAATATCTGCTCCGCCTCCTTGACTAGCGGGAGAACCAGTTGGATTCATTGCTGGTAAAAAATATGAGTTGTCCATTTTTTGTTCATAATGTAATATTTCTGAATTCTTTCCAGTAAACCAATATTCATATCTTTTATGTGCACCATAATATTTTGATGTTTTACCTGCATATGGACTAGTAATCATTGGAGTTTCATATGGTTGTATAACATAAGTGATTTCATAAGAAAAATCACCTACTACCTTGTCAAAACCCAAACATTTAATCTCTGCACCTAAATTATACCATTTAATGGTTCTTGGGTTAGGGTCTTTAACTGTAGCAGTACCTTGATTTGGTTGAGGTGGCTCTGTGTCAGATTTTATTACTTCAGTCAATGCGTTTTCTAAATAACTACTTTGAGAAACAATTGATCCTATAGCTTGCATTATAGATACATCGTTTGCAAATGTAATAGTTCTTCTATTAGTATTAGGTACGGCTGATACTGATACTGCTTCATTTACTTGTTTAATATTTTCAGCCACACTCATTGGTAACTTAGATTTATCCAAATCAGCAATACTTACAATAGATGCATTTCCTATTTCTGATTCAGCACTACCTAAATATCTAAGCTTATATACATTTGGTATACTACCTTCACCATTTTTATTAGCTTGTAATACCTGTTGTTCATTTAATGTGGTTAATAAACCTTTAGTTCCCCGTAACACATCTTCTACTGTACTTCCTTCTACTCTAGCTCCTCTATCTATTCTACCATATTTTACTCCAAAAGCTGCCTTAGGAGCAACGGTTGCGGCAGTAATATTATAGACAGTCATTTTACCGTCTAGTTTAAATTTCATATCAGTAATTCTTATATCAAAAAATCTTTCAAATACTCCACCTGAATCACCCGTTACATCAAATGTATCTTGGTTATAGGTATTGGCTGCTGATATTTCTTTACCGTTTTCATCATATCCTTGAAATCTAATACCTATTATAAAAAATTGTTTACTAGCATTAGATAAATCTTTATAGTCTTTTAATTTGCTTTTTCTTTTTAATATATCGGCAGCATTATTTAATTTTGTTATGAATGAAAATCCATATGGTTCATAAATGTTGAATGACATTTCTGTATCATTTGATGACGTTTTATTTGCTTTAGCATTAGTAGTTGTGTGAATTTTTAAGTCATCTATATAATAATCATAGTTAAATGCACGTTTGCTTGTTTTATTGTTTATACCACCACTTTGTGCTATAATATATGCACCTGACATATTGTTTTCAATTTCAGTTGCTACTTGTGGATTAGCCGCATTGTTAATAGCATTAATATTATTTCTACCTGATTGTATAAATGCATCATAAGCATCAGGTGTTATCATATAAAGTGTAAGTTGGTAAGTATAACTTGATAAACTGCCTAATGGATTTTGTGGACGTGCACCTGGCTTTGGTCCAGCAGAAATTTCAGTTGATTGTATTTTATTTGCTGACCCTTTGTCACCTTGTCCTGCAACTGTAGTACCCGCATAACTTTCGTTTTGCGTTTCCATTTCATTATTTGGATTGGTTACATTTTTAGTAGCATCAACTTTAGCCGCATATGCTTTATCATAACTATATTCACCGTCTCCGGGTGTACCACCCAAATCATTTGAATTAGTTTTATTTTCTGTTGTAGGAGGTATTGGTTCAGTCTTGGGTGGGGGAACTAGCTGTTGATATTGTGAAGTTAGTGATTCTGATTGACTAATAACTACAGTGGTAGTTTCGGCAGCAAGTGCTTTGGCTCCGGGACTAGTTGAACTGGAATTAACAATGCTACCCATCAGATTATTTACCTTCTCCGGAGTTCCTGACGTAACAAACGCTCCTTGCAAATTCACAACTGTTGTGAATTTTTTGCCGGTAGAGGTATCTAGTTCAGTAGTAATAGTGAATCCGGTACCATCGGTAGATGTGATAGTTTTAGACGAACTAATTGTTGCCATTTATAGTCCCAACAATTGTTTTAACAAATCTGCTTTAGGTAAGTATATACTTACACCTGCTACAAAATCAAAATAGGGATCTTTTAATGTATTTGGATTTCGTTGTGCAAATACCCACCACAATCTACTATCGGCATATAAGTCATATGCTAACATATCAGGACGAAATTCATATACTAATGTGATCTCCCAATAAATATCGGAAGGTTCTTTAATGATAGGTCTATCTATCATTACATCTAAAAATTTGCCATTAACTATATCTGTTGAATAATATGGGCTTGTTGCTGGATAAAGTGTGTTGTTTGCCATTACCAAATTCCTCCGCCACTACGTTTACTACCTTGTAATAGTTTGCCAGTAGCATATTCCTTTAAACTAAAATTATTGCTTATATCATTACGTGTTACAATTGGATATGCAACCAATGATATTGATATTTTTGTTGGTACATATGTAGGTTGTGTATTAGTTGCTTTACCAAAATTAGGTGCAGACTGTGTGGCGCCCGAATTTAATGGAGTACTCCCTGATTGCATTCTAACTTGTTGCGGCGTTAAATCACTATTTCTATTATCATTGTATGCAGATGAATCAACACCGGGCAATAATGTTGGACTACTTGCTCTTATATAGTCCACATCATTAGGCAAACTATAATTAAATGAAGATATTGCTAATGGATGCCTATCAAACTGAAAATCACCCATTCCAGATAGATAACATAATGGAGGAGGTGTGCCTGGTTTAGGTATTTCATCTTGTCCATAAAACATTTTAGTAACTGATCTAAAGAAATGTATAACCGCTAACATATAATTTGCTTCTTCAGTATCTTGTGCAGTAAAATCACAACTAATAGTAAGTTGATCCACACTACTATTTTTATATTGATATATTTTATAGTTGCTATGAGTTAAGTCAGCTGGATCATAATGTGCGGCATATGTCACTTGTATTTGAGGTATATATGGAAATATTACCCCATCTGTTTTTTGTAATGGACCTAATATACCTGGATTTTGTGCTTTATACAAATAACCTGCGCTTGGTGCTAAACTTAAACGAACACGCCAATCACCCTGTGTTTTTGCATTTTCAGCATCTTGGGTAATTTTTTGTGCCCTAGCTCTATCAACCGACCCTTGTAATCCTTGCATTCCACCATATGCACCAATAATGTCTTGTTCGGTACGTGGGGGAATTTCATCATTTATTGCTTCAGCTTCTAATCTAGCTTTTTCAATTGCATCGTCTGCATTAATAGTTGCCGGTGATTCATTTTCAATTGTTTGTCCTTCTGTGCCTATATTTGTGTTAGGATCACTAGCAAGACTTATTGTTTGTTGAGGTTGAGG